ATCACACAGCGCCCCGGCGAGAACGGCGAGTTCGTCGAGGATTGCGCACGCAACAACCCACACAAACATGTCCAGAACTTCGAGTGGTACGTCGATTATCTTTTGCCGATCGTGCAGAGAGATTTCATGAACTGAGGTGAGTGGCATGGAGACCGATATGCAGATGCTCCGGGCCTGCATGAAGTACCACAACCGGACGCAGGAAGACGTGAGCCGAGCTCTCGGCATGGTTCGCTCTACGTTTTATCTTCATATGAAGGACGGGGACTTCACCATCTCGCAGATCCACAAGATGATGGAGTACATCTCCTTGACGATGGACGACGTCAGCCGCATCTTTTTCGCAACAAAAAAATAGGATGCTGCGAACATCCTAATACTATATCTTGTTTTATAAATCAAACAAAGCACTATGTATTGAGGTGATCGAGATGACATATGAAAATACCGAGAAGGCTGTCCATGAGGCGGCTGACATTCTCGAGACGTTGGCAGGCAAGAAGTATCACGAGTATTTCGTTGCGGCGGCTCCAGTCGAGCACGGCGAGCGCTACGCGAAGCACTTCATCATTGACACGAACGCATCGCCGAGTGCGGTCATCGCCATGGTGGCAGAAGCCATCATCCGCGAGGCCGAGTTCATGGGCGACGAGCCGGAGGGCGTGCTCCGTCACGTCGCCAGCAGGATCAGGCACCGTGTGAAAGAGGAGCGTGGCAACGATGAAGAAGCGCACTGAGCCGACGTTTCTGTACGTCGCGGATATCATGAAGCTCTTCAACTGCTCGCGGTCGAAGGCGTACCAGATCATTGCAGAGCTCAACCGGGAGCTAGAGAAGAAGGGGTTCTTGTTCATTCGCGGCAGGATCAGCCGCAGGTATTTCGAGGAAAGGTATGGTGCATGATGATTCCGATTGCAAAGTATGATGAGGACGGCCGCTGCATCCAGGCGGGGCTGTCCATACGGCCCATCAAGCGGCAGGTCGCGCGCGCCAAGAAGGCCTTGACGCCAAGCGAGAAGACGCAGAGCCGCATCGAGTGGACGGTCGCCGGCATCGTCGCGCTGCTCGGCACGATTGTGGCCGTCGAGGTGCTGGCCGCTGTTGCGGCGGTGATGATGTGATGACAAGGAAAAAGCCAGTACCGCCGCTCTGCAGGCCGGGCTACTTCTGCCTGACATGCCCATATCCGCGCTGCATCCGGCCGAGCCACGGGGGCTGCAACAACATGACGCGGGAAGAGACATACATGCTGTCGCTCGCCGGCATGGCGCGCATCAGCAAACAGCGTAAAAAAAGAGCCGGACGCTGAGACGTCCGGCCAACAGAAAAGATTGATGTTGTGGTTATTGTACCACAGATTGGAGTGATTTTCATGGCAAAGATGATTATGACGGTCGCCGAGATGGCGGACCGCGATGCATGGCTCAAGATGCGCACGCAGGGCATCGGCGGCAGTGATGCCGGCACGATCGTGGGGCTGAACCCTTGGAAGAGTAAGTACGAGCTCTGGCTGGAGAAGACGGGGCAGGTCGTGCCGGAGGATATCTCGGACCGTGAACCGGTCTACTGGGGCAACCGCCTCGAGGATATTGTGGCGCAGGAGTTCACGCGCCAGACGGGCAAGAAGGTCCGCCGCCACGGCATGGTGCAGGATGATGCGCATCCATTCCTCTTCGCCAACGTCGACCGCATGGTGGCAGGCGAGAAGGCCGGACTCGAGTGCAAGACGGCCAATGGCTTTAAGGCGTCCCTCTGGGAAGGCGACGAAGTGCCGGCAAGTTACTACTGCCAGTGCCAGCACTACATGCTTGTGACGGGCCTGCCGGTCTGGTACATCGCCTGCCTCGTGGGCGGCCAGCACTACGTCTACAAGCCGATCAAGCGCAACGAGGAGGACATTCAGACGCTGCTCGAGATGGAGAAGGCGTTCTGGAAGTGTGTTGTTGACCGTGTACCGCCCGAAGTGGATGGCTCGTCATCCTGTACCGAGGCACTGGCTGAGCGCTTCCGTGGTGGCGTCGCTGAGAGTATCGAGCTGCCGTCTTGGGCGGTGGCCGAGGTCGAGGCTATCCGCCAGCTCGAGGTGCAGAAAAAGGAGCTCGATGCGAAGATCGCGGCGAGCAAGAACCGTTTGAAGGAGCTCATGGGCGACCACGAGACGGCCGTCTGGGGCACGGAGGATGAGGGCGGCCGCATCACATGGAAGACGCAGAAGGGCCGCACGTCCATCGACAGCAAGCGCCTGAAGGCCGACCATCCCGACATCTTCGACGCCTACAGCAAGACCGGCAAGCCAATCCGCGTCTTCCGCATCGCATGAAACAGAAAGGATTGATTACTATGGCATCCACCAAGGGCGGCATCATCGCCGCAAAGAAGAATGAGGTCCAGCAGGCCGGGAGCAAGAAGGGGCTGCAGTCCCTTGTCATGAGCATGGGTCCGCAGATCGGCAAGGCTCTGCCGACGGTACTGACGCCGGAACGCTTCACACGCATCGTACTGACGGCGCTCTCGTCGAACCGGCAGCTGCAGGAGTGCACACCGCCGTCATTCCTCGGCGCGATGATGCAGGCGGCCCAGCTTGGCCTCGAGCCGAACACGCCACTCGGCCAGGCCTATCTCATCCCGTACCGCAACCACGGCCAGCTCGAGTGCCAGTTCCAGATCGGCTATAAGGGCCTGCTGGCACTCTTCTACCGCTCGGGCGGCAAGGACCTGCAGGCGCATGAGGTGCACGAGAACGACACATTCGAGTACGAGCTCGGCCTCGAGCCGAAGCTCCGCCACGTGCCAGCGCTCACGGATCGCGGACCGGTCATCCTCTATTACGCCGTCTACCACACCAAGGACGGTGGCAGCGGCTTCGCTGTGATGAGCATGGACGACATCAAAGCGCACATGCACCAGTTCAGCAAGGCGGCCGGCAAGGGCTTCTCGCCGTGGTCGACAAACTTCGATGAGATGGCGAAGAAGACCGTCATCAAGAAGGTGCTCAAGTACGCGCCGATGGCGACCGACTTCGTCCGCGCCGTGGCCGCCGATGAGTCCATCAAGCACTACACCGAAAAGACGGCCGACATCCTCGACACGCCGAACGAGACCGAGTATGAGACCATCGATGCCGACTACGACAAGGAGCAGCCGGACGCAGAGCCGAAGCACGTCGACCCAGAGACTGGCGAGATCCTGAACGAGGAAGGCAATCTGAATCTGTAAGCTGAGGAGGCACGTCAATGAACTACGTCAGACAACTGAATGCGTTCGGCGAGAAGAGCATCGGCGTGCTCAATGCCAAGGAACAGGCCATGTACCTACGGTTGTTCCTGATACATAACGCGCTGCGCCGCCCAGAGTGGTTTACGGTATCCAACACGCAGCTGATGCGGGAGCTCGATATTAAGAGCGAGCATACCGTCATCAAGCTTCGTGAGCAGCTGCGCCAGAAAGGTTTTCTGATTTTCAGGAGTACCGGCCAGGGAAAGATGATTGCCTATCATATGCCGATACTATACAGCGACACCCCTGCAAAAAATGCAGTGGTTGATGCTGGAACCCCTGCAAAAAATGCAGGGGACCCCTGTAAAAAATGCAGTGGTACCCCTGCAAAAAATGCAGACATCATAAAGGATAAAGATATAAAGAATATCTCTTCTACTACAGCACCACCCCAAGACGAGAACTTCCGTCAGGCAGTCGAGGTCTACGAGAAGAGCATCCGTCCTGTACCAAGCCCGGCAGATCTGGAACGTCTCTCCGACTGCCTGGACCACTACGGCAAGGATGCCCTGCTCAAGGCCATTGACCGGGCGGACTACCGAGGCCGCCGCAGCATGGGGTATATCGAGGGCATCCTGAAGAGCTGGGAGCAGAATGGATATGACGATCCAGAGGAGGAACATGGACATGGGAAAGCAGATGGACCCAGACCTGCAAAGACTGTTGGGCGACATCGCAAAAAAGCGCTCCGCTTTGACCCAGAAGCCGAGCGACGCAAGTGGGCCAACGAGAAGTCCGGCTGGGATTGATGCACGCGAGCAGGAGAAGCACATCAAGGCGCTCGAGTTCGCTGGCATTGGCAAGCGCTATCAGGGCATCACGTTCGAGAGCATCGAGCGCCGTGGCCTGCCGCCTGACTGGGATATCCGGCAGAACTACAAGGCCGTGAAAGCCTATGCCGATGACATCCAGCAGAACGTCAAGCGCGGCTATGGCCTCATCCTCGCGGGCAACTATGGCACGCTCAAGACGACGATGGCCGTGGCCGTGATGCGCCACTGGATGCGCGTGCAGGACGGGGGCTGCCTCATGGTGCCGATGTGCTCGCTCATTGACAACCTCTTCACGATGCGAGCCCTCAACAAAGAGGAGTGGGCACGGTACGAGCGACGCATCCGCTCAACGCCGCTCCTCGTCCTCGATGACCTCGGCAGTGAGAACATCGACCAAGGCTGGGTACTCAGCAAAGTCGACAGTATCATCACAGAGCGGTACAACAAGATGCTGCCGATTATCGTGACGACGAACCTCAGCAAGGAGGAACTGGCCGGAACCTACTCCGGCCGCATCATGGACCGGCTGCGCAACACCTCGCAGTGCTTAGTATTCACCGGAGCCAGCCAGAGGAAGGTGAGGGCATGACCAACAGCAGGGCCAAGGGCAAGGCCGGGGAGCTGGAGTTTGCCAGGCTTTGCCGGGCGAATGGCTACGAGGTGCGTCGGACGGCGCAGTATTGTGGGAAGACAGGTGACGCGGCGGACTGTGTCGGGCTGCCTGGCATTCACATCGAGGTCAAGCGCGTCGAGCACCTGAATATCGACGATGCTCTCGATCAGGCGCGGCGCGATGCCGGAATGAAAGCAGACGGCAGCCTGCCTATTGTGGCCCACCGGCGCAACAACACGCGCTGGAAGATCACGATGGATGCAGCCGATTGGTTTGAGCTTTTCCGCGAGTGGGAAGCAGGAAGGAGTAAGGAATCATGAATCATGTGACGTTGACAGGCACGGTCTTCCAGCCGGAGAGCCGTGTGGCGAAGAGCGGTATGGCAGTGCTGACGTTTCACTTGTCGTACTACCAGGGCAAAGGGAAGGATGGTAAAGCCGCGTATGGCAGCATCGATGTGACGGCTTTCGACCGTCTGGCGCAGGCATGGGATGGCCAGCTGCATGACAAGGATAAGGTCATCGTGACCGGCCATATCACGTTGGACAAGTGGGAGAAGGATGGCAAGAAATACTACAAGCATCGCCTGATCGCGGATGACATCGGCCAAGAGCTGAACCTGTTCGCCAATTCCAATCCGGGCGGGCAGTATATTCCAGACGAGGAAGTGCCATTCTGAGCGCCTAGGACGCGCTAGAACGGTCATCCATAGCAAAACGCATACAAGGATATAGGTGGGGAGTAAAAATGAGTACAGCAAGGAAAATGAGGCGCAAGCTGAACCGGGCACTGCCGGGAGCGGACGTCGAGACGGTACAGAAGACACTCACGGCCATGCAGGTGGCGGCTGAGGAGCAGACTGCCGACAGGATCTACAAGAAACTGCGGAGGGACATCCAGAAGCCGGCGGAGGCATATGCAACCGGCGTTGCCGATGCATTCGCGTCCGTCATCGGCTTCCTACGGGATGGCGGCCTCGGCAAGCCGTTCGGGGCCACACGCCTCGAGCGCTTTGTTGAGCAGTTCGTCGCGTATCAGGACGGCCTGCATGACGGAAAGGTCAAGTCGACCGACATCGACGATGCCATCAAAGAGGAGATCGGCTGGAGCATGACCGAATCCATCGAGAGGGCATTCAAGGCGCTGGAGGCGAAGAAAGGAGAGCAGAAAGATGGATACTGAGAAGTATATCGAGCTGACGAGGCGGTGCTGCCAGAAATACGGCGGCATCGATGCCAAGGGTGACTATCATGGATGCGAGAGCAAGACCTGCCCGCTTAAGGGGCTTGAGTGCGGCGACTTCATGAGCGGCGACTACAACCCGCTGGGCGAAGCGTCGGAGATCTGCCAGCGTACCGAGCTTGCTCTGCGCAAGGAGTTCCCCGATGCGTTCCAGGATGAGCTGGAACAGGCACGTGATCGTGAGCCGGTGCTGTACGACCTGCGGCTCCTGCATCCCGTCCGCCCGCACGTGACGAAGGCTGACACGCTCGACTACAATGCGCAGATCCTGCACATTATTGGAGAATGCGGCGAGGTGCAGGAGGCATATGACCGATGGCAGCGCAACCGCGACGCCAAGAGCCATGCGGCCTTCATCGAAGAGATGGTCGATACTGCCATCTGTGCGCTGACACTCCTTGTCAACGCGACGACGCCCGAGCAGTTCCGCTTGGCGGCCGAGATGGTCAACTGCAAGAACCGGCTGCGCCAGTACGGCGAGGCTGAGGAGGGAGGCGGCTTGGCGTGAATCACATCTATGCCCTCTACAAGGGTGAGCAGAATCTCGCAGACGGAACGCTTGCAGAGATTGCCAGGAAGACCGGCAAGACCTACAACACATTGAAATGGATGACCTACCAGAGCTACAAGAAACGCCTGCAGGAGCGGAGCCATAGAAGCGGCGTCTTGGAGCTGGTGGACCTTGGAGAGGAGAATGACCATGCTGAGAAATGAAGAAGGATACACCGACCCGACCGCCGATCACGTGCTGGCCAAAGAAGGAGCCGCCGAGCGTGAGAAAGTGCTGCGCCGCATCAAGGCAGGCATCCACATCGCCAGGACTACATTCGACGAGCTTGGCTTCGAGATTCAAGAGCGTATCGTCCTGCGCGACAAGCAGACGGGCAAGATTTGGAGGTGATTAAATGGACATCGTGAGCTTGCTAGCCGTCTGGCTGGCGTTGTTTGTTTTCAGGGTCACAGGCTACAAGCGTCGGCGAAATTGCAAGTGGCTGGGGGGGATTGCAGCGCATTGAAGACGAGGAGCAGGCAAGGGATTTGAGTCGAAAGAAATGATGGTATGCCAGGGAGGCGACGCGTCTCTCTGGCTTTTTGTGTGGGGAGGAGATATTGTGAAAGAGCTCAAGGAATACAATGACTACGTTGAAACCGTGAAGCGCTATCTGAGTCAGTATGGCCGGATGCAGGGGACGGCGGAGAGTATGCGCATGCGGGCCAAGACCATCCGAGAGGAGCTTTCGGAGGGTTCTGACATTGCGGCACCGATTTCAAAGTACGGGGACCAGGCAGGCGGTGGCTCGCCAGAGCTCAATGCCGTGGAAGCGGCCGCTGATCGGCGCACGAAGAAGGCCAAGATGGCGGCATGGTGCGATGCCCAGGCCGATGCCATCGAACACCGGCTGGAGCTCGTCGACCATGCGCTTTCCTGCCTAGATGAGCGGGAGCAATACTTGGTGAAGGGGTACTACTTTGAGCGGAAAACGTGGGTAGAGTTGGCGATAGACTTGTATCTTTCCGAAACGTGGGCGAGGAAGACCGGCGGGCGAGCGGTGAAAACGATGGCAGCTATCATCTTCGGCGAGGACGCCGTTCCCGAGCAGATGGCGTTTCATTTCGCAGTGCTTTGATAAATCACAGAGGCCTGTGGATAAGTACGAGGGCGAAAACACTTCCGCTTTTGTGCCGGATTTTGATTCAGATCTGTGCGATAATAGTAGTATCGGATGTCTGGATGGGACGACGATAACTCTCCAAAACAATACATCGTGGGCGGGGCATTGTTCATAATGGCGTTTGAATCCTTGCAATCTGCGCTATCCCGCCCGACACGGCAGCTAGGTTACGTGGCAAACCGCTGGGAGCGCAGAACCCAGTAAGTGAGGTTCAAGTCCTCGCGCTGCCTCCATCATGGCGCAAGCGAGGAGACGACACTCGCAAACGTCAGCATTTTGTCACGCCGGAGCCAACACCGGCAGAAGTTCCTCCTTTCATAAAGTTACACCTTAGAGACAGGCCTGAAATCTAGGGCCTGTACGAATATCCGAGCACTCACACGTGGGTGCTCTTTTTGATGCATAAATAAGACTAGGGAGCGTGGTGAGCATGTGAGATGAAGCTGACAGAGAAGCAGAGGCGCTTCGTCGATTATTATGTCGAGACGGGCAATGCCAGTGAAGCGGCAAGGCGGGCTGGATATAGCGAGAAGACGGCAGGCTGGATTGGGCAGGAGAACCTACAAAAACCCACAATCAAGGCCGCCGTCGATGCCAGGCTCAGAGAACTCGAAGGCAAGCGCATCGCCAAGGCTGACGAGGTCCTGCAGTTCCTCACATCGATACTGCGCGGCAAAGTCAAGGAAGAGCGCGTCGTCGTTGAGGGGACGGGCGACGGGAGGAGCGACGCTCGCATCATCATGGTGCAAGTATCCGCCCGGGACCGCCTCGAGGCGGCGAAGAGCCTGCTCAAGCGCTACCCGATGCAGCTCGATGCCAAGGAACAAAAACTCAAGCTCCAGAAGCTCGAGAACGAGATACGGGCGGCAACGGAGAGCAATCAGGCTGCTGGCAAGGAGCCACTTGTCAGGATCTATTTGCCGGATAACGGTAGAGGTGATAACGCATGATAGAACTTCGGCCGCAGCAGGGCCCGCAGGAGCAGTTCTTGTCTAGCCCTGCTGATATTGCGATATATGGCGGCAGTGCGGGCGGTGGCAAGACCTATGCACTCTTGCTGGAGCCGTTGCGACATATGGATAATCCCGGCTTCGGTGTAGTCATCTTCCGCCGTGACAGCGGCCAGATCACGAACGAGGGCGGCTTGTGGGATAACGCAAAGGACATCTACCGGCCACTGGGAGCGACGTTCATGGAGTCGGCGCCGAAGCGGGTGATCTTCCCGTCCGGCGCAAAAATCACCTTCAACCATCTGCATACGGATGATGCCGTGTATGGCTATCAGGGCGCCCAGGTGGCGCTCATCTGCTTTGATGAGCTGACGCATTTCAGTGAGAAGCAGTTCACCTACATGCTGTCACGCAACCGCTCGACCTGTGGCGTCCGGCCATACGTGAGGGCGACTTGCAACCCGGACTCGGATTCATGGGTGGCGCGCTTCATCTCGTGGTGGATTGACCAGGATACGGGCTATGCCATCCCTGACCGCTCGGGGCTCCTGCGGTACTTCATCCGCATCGACGGCGAAATCCATTGGGCCGATACGCCGGATGAGCTGGCCGCAGAGTTCCACGTCAGTCCGGAGCTCTGCAAGAGCGCGACGTTCATTAGCTCCAGCATCTTCGACAACAAGGTCCTTCTGAAAGCGGACCCAGGCTATCTGGCATCGCTGAACGCTCTGAGCCTTGTCGAGAAGGAACGTCTCCTGCGCGGCAACTGGAAGATCCGTCCGGCGGCAGGGCTCTACTTCAAGCGGGACATGTTCCGCATCGTACATGACCTGCCGGACAAGATTGTCAGTGTGGCGAGAGCATGGGATTTGGCGGCGACGACCATCACGCCGAACCGCCCGGACCCTGACCGCACGGCATCGTGCCTCATGGCGCGGCTGCGGAATGGCCAGTATATCATCCTGGATGTACAGCGCCGGGCGCTCAATGCGTCCGATGTGCGTGCGCTGATGGTCAATACGGCGATGGCAGATCGGGCACAGTACAAGAATGTGCAGACGGTCATCCCGCAAGATCCGGGGCAGGCGGGCAAAGACCAGGCGGCTAGTCTGGCTTCCTTGCTGGCTGGCTTTCGTGTCTCGACGCATACCGTGACGGGTTCCAAGATCACGTGGGCGGAGCCGTTTGCCGCTCAGGTCCAGCACGGGGCAGTCATGGTGATGGCAGGCGCTTGGAATCAAGCGTTCTTCGACGAGCTGGAAGGGTTCCCGGATGCGCTGCATGATGACCAGGTGGATGCGGCGAGCGATGCCTTCAAGGCAGTAGCACGCTCGCATGATTGGACGGCATTGATTTCGTGAGGTGATACTGTTTGAAAAGAAAGAATCAGGACGGATACGTCAATGCCGTCATCGGCTACGGCACGCGAAGCCGCGACCCGCGGATGCATACTTCGTATGCCGGTCGACGCGTGAACGACCGAGAGTACTGGCAAGAGTATGAGGACCTGTTCACCTACAACGGCCTGGCGCAGAAAATCATCAAGGCTCCTGCGGATGAGGCGGTGCGGGCGGGCTTCTCGCTCAAGGATGGCGAGACTGACATCGAGCAAAACGATGTGGTGCAGTCCATCTTGGAAGACCTGGACTTCCAGCAGGTATTCTCGACAGCGCTCTGCTGGGACAGGCTCTTCGGCGGTGGTGCGGTTCTGTTGATGCTGGATGACGGTGGCGAGCTCAGTGAGCCTGTCAACGAAAAGCAGCTGCGCCGGATTGAGAGCATGAAGGTCTACGATGCACAGGATGTCAATCCCCTGGCCTATTGCGAGGACCCTACTGATGATCGCTATGGCCTGCCCAATGTCTACACGGTCATCAACTACAATGGCGCTTCTTTCAACGTGGACGCCAGTAGGCTCCTCATCTTCGATGGCGGCATCGTCAGCAACCGCAGGCGGCGGGAGCGCAATGGCTGGGGCGGCTCCATCATGGAGCAGGTACAGGACAGCCTCGAGCGCTATAACACGTCGCATGATTTTGCCACGCTGGCGCTCGAGCGGCTCAGTCAGAGCGTCACGAAGTTCGATGGTCTGGCTGATATGCTGAGCACGGAGTTCGGCGAGAAGCAAGTGGAGAAGCGCCTGCAGCTCATCGATATGGCTCGAGGTATGATGAATACCATCGCACTCGACAAAGAGGATGAGTACGACCTTAAGAATGTCACGCTGGCCGGCATCAAGGACGTGCTGGATGAATTCGAGATTGCGCTCTGTGCCGCGGCAGATATTCCGGCAACGGTCCTGTTTGGCCGCAGTCCGCAGGGGCAGAACTCGACTGGCGAGAGCGATTTCGAGAACTACTACAACATGATTGAGCGCATCCAGCAGCGCAAGATCAAGCCGCAGATCTACCGGCTCCTGCATCTGATGGACTGCTGCAGCGAGTATGCACTCAACCTGCCGCAGGATTTCACGATTGACTTTGCGAAACTCTGGAACCCATCGGCCAAGGAGCAGGCGGAGACGAAGCAGATTGAGGCGGACGCAAGGGCGAAAGAGGCCGCGGCCGCCGCTCAGTATGTCAGCCTCGGCGCGCTCGATCCGCAGGAGGTCCGCCAGAAGCTGGATGACGGCGACGAGTACGACCTTGACCGTAGCATCGACACGGTCATGGGGACGCCAGTAAAGGATGAGGGCGATGACGGAAATCATAGCGAAGCATAAATGGCGGTATCCTCTGAGCTATGAGCGCAGCTATGCTAAGCTCCTGCGGGATTACGTCAGGCGGAAGTGCAAAGTGATACAGGCCTTCCTGCTGGAGCTCCAGGCTGCAGTGCAAAGCCCGTCGGCGGTCAATGAACGCATCGAGATTGTGCTGGACGGCATTGAGAAAGCAGTCGAGGATGCCGAGACGATGACCAATTCTATCCAGCATATCTTCGACCTGGTCAGCCGGTACAATCAGACGGAGTTCGATGCCATCACGAATAGCCTGTTCGGGGCGCCGCTTTCCGGCAGCCAGCCGCCCGCTGGCATCCATCAGGATGCAGAAATCGATGATCTAAAGGAGATGTGGGTCAACCAGAACCTCGACCTCATCAAGAGTATCGACCAGCAGACGCTACAGCGGCTCAAGCAGGCGATGAATGAGGCTATCATCAACAACGTCAACAGCAGGCTCCTGATGAAGTATCTCGTTGATGAGCTGCAGCGGATTGTAGGCTTGGAAGAGAATCGGGCGGTACTCATCGGCACCGACCAGGTGGGCAAGCTCAACGGGATGCTCTCACGCTATCGTCAGGAGAATGCCGGCATCGACTCCTACATCTGGGAGACCTGCCACGATTCCCGTGTCCGGCCATCCCATGCAAACCGTCAGGGGCATAAGTACAAGTGGAGTAACCCGCCGCCCGGTGGCCATCCCGGAATGCCAATCCGTTGCCGATGCGTGGCACTGCCGGTTATTGACCTGGATAAAATTCCCATCCGGCCCAAGACTCAGTCGTATGTGACCGTGGGCTCGCCGATGGACTTCATGGCGCATCATCAGTTCAAGCCGTCGCTGGCCAAGCAGGTAGACACCATAAAGGTCGGGAGCGAAGCAACGGGCGGCCCGTATACCTTCGAGGTACGCCGCGTGACGAACAGCAAGTTCTCGCTCTATGCAGAGGCAGACATCTCGCCTCGTGCTGATGTGATCCGGACGGTAGAGCCCTTGCTGGAAGAAGCTTATGCGGGCATCGCGGATGAGCTTTCCATGCCGACCGTCGTGATTGCAGATCTGGGAGAACACTTCCACGACGATATCATTGGCGGCTATGAGAGTAAGTCTGGGAAGCTGTTCCTGAGTTCCCACTATGATACGCGGGACAAGATCCTAGCCTATATCAAGCGCAGGAACGAGGACGGTCGGCATCAATTTGCCAACCAGACGGTACAGGCAGTTATCTTGCATGAACT